ATTTCATAACTTTACCGCGTTAAAGTTACGCTCATCCCCGAGGCTTCGTCACAGTTCGCGATAGCTCATACAAGCCGACTGCCGATGCACCAATCATCAATCCATAAATTGCATGATCAACAATGGATACGACTGTCCAATCAAGTCCTTTGTAGGGGATGGCAACGATACCAAGCCCTATACCAACTATGACAGAGATCAGTGCTTTATATTTATCTCCAAACGTGACAAACTTGTAGACGATTGCAAGGATCACGGTTAAGATCACCGGTACTCCATACTGTCCAAATTCAACTTCCATAATCTATTCCTCCTCTGGTGGTTTAGGTAAATTGTCTGGATGATTCTCAGTCCGAAATTTGATCCGTTGCTGCAGGACAAATTCAGCAGCCTGTTCCTCACTCAATCCTTGTTGTTCCAGCAGAGTGAATAACAACTGCGCAAGTCCGACAGCGATACTTGCATCTATCATAACTAATTACCTCCTAAATACTTTTGGATGAAATCATACACTTGCACTTGTAGATCAGGTGATACTTGTCCGCCTCTTACCATTAGATCGTATGAATTTATTGTCGCCCAGGATGTTGTTAAAAGAGAATACTCTTTGATAAGCATCTTCTTCTCCCCAACAGTCATTTCCGCAACAGGTTTTTTCATCTGAGCTTTGTACCAATCAGCACGCTTATTGTACAGGCTGATTGCAAAGTCTGCTAAGTCTTTCGGCTGAAGTTGTTTGACATCCGCCATCGACGTCACAGGCTTTTTACCTATGCTCATGGTGATGCATGATGACAACAAGAACATCCCCAACAACAAAAAGATCAAGTTTCTTTTCATTTTCATGACTTTACCTCCTTTCGTGAGATTTATGATCGACCTCTGAGTGATTTGTAAATGTGTATCAAAATCTCAGGATCAATTTTATCGATCTGGAAATGAATGTGAGGTGTTACAAGATTATACTTTTTGGAGATGTCCTCTGCTTTACCAATAATCTCACCTTCTTTCATCTCCTTACCAATCAACTCTTGTGCAACATCAACATAAAAAAGTGTGCCAACGATACCTTTTCCTCGGAAGAGAATTCCATGATATCCTTCATATGGATTCTTCTGTCGGATGATAACTGCTGTGAATGGTATCCAGACTTCCTGCTGAGGTATGCATACATAGTCTACACCGCGATGTCGATACCGCACCGTACGACCTTCAATCTCTTTTTTACGTGATGCTCCGAAAATCCCAGAACCTCCTCTATCATTGCGGATATTCCCACCTGTTGGATTAATCATCTTCTTTCCTTTCGATCATCGACTTAATAGTCTCTTCCGTCTCTCCGCACATTTCATATATTTCCTGCATATGCTCCCTAACACTTTTGTAATTCTTGACAGCTCGACCAAGATTGGAAATTGCAGTCATCAATTGAGTATCAGCTGCCCTGGATGCACCCTTCGCTTTTACGATCAAATTCAACATTTGATGTTGTAGATCATTTTGTAGTTCCATTTTGTTTCTTTAGCTCCTCAAGAACCTGTCTACTCAGCTCACGGTTTTTCTTGATACCTTCTTTTATATATTGAAGTTCGAGATTAAGTTTAGTTTTTATCTCAACTTGTTGAATCCTAACATTGTTAATGACTTCTGTGTTTTTCTCTATCAAATCCGTTCGTTTGTCACGAGCAGCTGCATATGATGTATACATTAATGTTGACGCTCCTAACAAGATAGCTACAGCTATCGTAGCTACTGTGTATGTCGCAGTTTTTGAAATCCTTGTTTTACATACTGTATTCAGCTTTGTATTTACTTTAGCTATTCGATCAATAAGATCCTCCTTACACTTCGGTGTATGACAAAAACTTTCCTTTTCATCCATTTAAATAACCTCCCTACATCTATATACTTCGCAAAGTTAGTGACATTTTCACAACCTCTATCACATCATCACGTTTTGCTCTGGTACTAGCAGCAAGGCCCCAAATGCGAATGCTTAATGGTACATCAATTTCTTCAATATCAACTATACGATTTCTTAATCCATAATGAGCATTAGGAGTAATGTTTTCACCGAATGGGATTGCAACTTCAATACCATTCACAGTAACTTTTGTTGAAAAACGGATGTTAAATCCGCCTATCAACCATCGTCTAACATTATTTTTTCCCTGCATTTCATAATAGAACCAGCATGGATTATAGGCTATTTCATGATGCATCAACACATGCCATTTTCTATCAACAGGTATTTCAGTATTTGGAAATTTTATTTTCATGTTATATACCTATTGGAAAATACCAGCCTTTTGTATCTACTTTCAATGTCCCATCTGTTCCTGAAATTTTAATATCTATTTGTTGACTACTATCTGTAAATACAGTGTCATTACATATCGAAGAGGTAGCTGTAGCGCTGACACGACCAATTTGATGTCCACTCGCATCTGAACTGTCACCAGGCCTCCATTCAGCTGTGGTGGTTTGTGTATCAAAAGCTACTTTAAAGAAGCATTCTGCTTTTGTTACGAAAGATGGAATAGTTAAAGCCTGTGTAGCACTGAAATCTGTTCCAGGATCAGCTGCAGCATAATCTTCGATAGATGCATCAAAGAAAACATAATCACCACCATCATGATAAAAGTTGAGAATATTAGTTGGCCCACTGTTTGTGTATACAGCCATTATACAGCGATCATCACCGTTATACAAACCCATGTATGTATCATTCCAAACTGGTTCGGTAGATGACCAAATAAGTTCAGCGTTTGTTATAGCTGTTGTTGATGTAATAGCCGAATAATCCAGATATAAATAATACCAATCATCTGCAGATGGAGTACCAATAGCTGTTGTTGTCAGTTCTACTACCCATGAACAAATTTTCTCCTTGCACATGTACATGGCAGGTTCGCATTTAATTGTGTATGCAGTTGCTCCGCCATTATATGTAAATTTTGATCGTCTTAAATAACCTCTTCCAAGCCATCCAAGCATTTGATCAATACCGTAGAGATGCGCTGCTAAATCATCTGCATTTGCAGCTTCAGATGGTGACGTTGATGGAACGTAGTATGTCGGAGTCAAATCAATGTCGAGATGGTCACCATCTATTTCAGCACATCCAGCACGTTCATGGATATCTCCATGCTTTGCTCGATAAACTTCATACCAATCAGCACCGGTTCTTTTGAGGAGTATCCACGCATCAACAAGATCAAGGTCAGCGTCAGCATCATTCAACATGTGGATCTGACCCGCACCTCCTGCAGCATGCTTCACAGTTATTACATGAGCTGCATTATATGCAGTGAGTAGAAGCATTCTCCCATCAGGTGTGTTTGTTGTGGTGATGTTTGTTAAATCATCAGATGCAGCTCCTTCACCTTCAACTGTATGACAGCCAAGTGTCGGTATGATTACGCCAGATACAATTGTTAACATACTCGCAGCTGAGCCACCAGGTAATTCAGCAATTACATCTCGAACATCCTCACCCCATTGTTTCCCTTCACCTTCTGTTCTTGCATTATTTTCCCAATATCCAGACGCTGGTAATACTGTCATGACATATCCTCCTTAATATCCTTGTATTCTTGCATCAATAACTGCTGTTGTATTTACTCCAGCTTCGGTGTATGCTTCAATGAGTGGACCTGTTCGTAGCTTGTCAATAGCTACTAAGCTCATAGCAACCCCAGCATCATCTTGAAGTGTCATGTTCACAACTTTAATTTTTATATATGTTTCTATAAGAGATAATCGAGTGCCAATAGCTGCAATATTTACATCTTCTACCGTCTCTTCAATGTCGGGTACATCAACACTAACAACAAGCTCTTTTATTTTAGATCTAATACGACTACCCTGGATAGTAATTAAAAATTCATATTTCTGCCTCTTCAGATTTTTCAAGTTGCTGGGCCACTCGTTCCATCCCTCAATAGTACTCCATAAGAGATTTGAATCACTTGACCATAGAGATGTGCTACTATCCTCATCCCACAAAAGGCTTTCACCGTTTAATCGATATTCGATTGTAGGTGATACACCCTCAAAAAGATATTCTAATATCATACTCGGATTACTGTATGCTAAACCTGAATCTGGATCGACTAAAAGAGGTACAAAGCTGAATTGATATTTTAAAATTGGATAGGATGCGACCCATAAATAATCAAGGTTATTTCCAGTCCAGTATGGATTATCATCATCTGCCCAAAGAAGTGCTCCACCGGTTTCATCAATTATTATAGAATCAGCTTCGTCGACTATAGCATCATCGTCTTCATCATAAATAGTCTCACCGCCAGTATCGTTTACTATAATGTCATCTCCAACAACTGATCCATCAGTAATAGTTCCAGGAAACCCTAAAGCCTCATAATCTGTACTCTCCATTAAATTTTCAATGATTGGATCACCGAGATCAGTGATGACTATAGCTGCATTTTCGCTATAATTACCTGCGATGTCGACAGCTTTGAGCAAAAATGTTTTCTCATAAATACCTATAGCAGCTACATCATAAGATGTCGTTGTTATCAAGCCATCTTGAACTTTATGTGCAGTTTCCCATGCCTGCGTCAATCTTCCATTATGGTATCGAAGTTCAAACCCTGCCCAATCAAGAGGGATTATTGGATACTTCCAAATAAGCAGGCTATTATGAATCATTAACCAATCAACATCAGGAGGAAGTGACGATAATCCGACCACGAGGTAATTTTCTCTTATCGCCCACATTCCAACTCGTTTATCATTTAGTCGAAATCTACAGCGTATGTCATACTCTTCATCAAACTCAATATGGATGAGAGATATTTCGGAGGCTGTTACAGGAACTTCTATACGTTCCCATGGATCATCTGTATCGCTTGATTTATACTCAACCTCGATTACATCAACATATGAAAACATGAATGCATCAGAATATTTAAATGATATTAAAATCCTGGGAGCAAGAGATCCATCAATTTGTCGAATCAAAACAGTTTCATCTGATCGAATACTGTCGATGATTGGAACTCCAAGTGCATTGAATGGATCAAAAGGACGTGTTATTTTGCTATCGAAGTCCGGAATGGTTCCAGTGTCAGATGTGTAGATGGCTTCTGCTGCATCCACAGCAACTATTCGTGCAGATAGTTCAGGTCCAGGTTCGATATTTTTAACGATACATTCAATTGATTCAAGCGTTTGTACGCCGAATAATCCAAGATCTCCAACAGCAGGTCCACTGGCAGTTGCGATGGCAGTTTCGAATACGATGGTCACAGGTGTTCCAGGATTTGATACTACATTACGCAGGACAGAAGTTCCATCAGCTTTTCGAAAACGAATGCAATACACAGAGCCAATCTCCATCGACATTTCTTCATCCATCGTAACGCCAGTCGTATTGCCATTGTCGACCTGGATAGCTTTTACTCTGCCCCATGCAACACCCCAAAGAGGAACATCGTGAGATACGCGAATTAAATCTCCACGAGTACATACGATATTTTCTACATCTACATACCAACTATATGTCTCAGGGCGAAGCCTCGCTGCTGCTATGTGATAGCGTCCATGTTTCCAAATGAGATCAGCATCTGTAACACCAGTGAGTTGTAACATCTCAAGCTCAGTGGCATTATCTACATCATAATCATCGTCATACACAACACGTTCATCTTCTGCATAATCTTTATCTTCATTTGGAAACAGGCAACGAAAGCCGTGAGGCATATCCATAAATCTTTTGGTGGATGAAAAATCCCAGGAGTTACGTGGAGAGAAATGCTGGATCGGAGTTGTTTGTTCTTTATCTTCTACGATTGAGAATTGACCATCAAGATATGCAGGTGCAGCACGACCGGCAGCAGCAACTTCTCGAAGCATATCTTCAATAGATGAGCGAAAATCTATCGGTTGGTTATATGTAAACCCATTCGTTTCACAGTTGTCATGCCACGTTTGAAGTGCAGTGATGTCAATTCGTGAATCAGCTATCGCTCGATTGTTTCCAAGTCCCTGTAGGATTTCTCGATAGATGGAAGCTGGATTATTAGAAATTCTGTCCGACCAAGCAGCTCCGGTCCAATCGTTGATGATGGATGAAGCCACACAGCTAAAGTTTTGTATAACACCGTTTAATTGCTCAGTAGCTTTGATTTTTAAAAAGATGGTTGCAATGTTGGATAAGAGGACTGGATCTTCATAGAAAATACTTCTGATTGTTGTCCAGTATGCCTCATCATAAATTGTATCAGTTGCTGCATCAGCAGTTACACGTTTGATTCGTACATCATATTGTCCATTATCAACTACAAAGTGGAAAGTTTTACGCAACGTACTTGCTGATCTACCGCGCATACGATAGTTTGTTCGAAGATCACCTGCTGCAATATCAATTTTGAGAGATGCTGGAGATGTTTCTGATGGAGCAAAGTCTGAATCGTTTTGAGAATACAGCTTGTCGTCTCTAACATCTGTAATCCTTGCATCAAGTACTGTTGTATCATCTTCTTGCATCAAAACTCTGGCTATTGGAGCATATTCAAAAGGTACATTTGGGAGTGCTAATCCACTCATTGATCCAACAGTTGTTATACCTGTCGGGCCATAAAAAACTTTAGCTACACCTGTTGATGTATGCAAGGCGACGATGTCGAGTCTTGATGCTTTTAACGTTGGATCTGGATGATTAAATCCTTGTGGTGCATACATTGAAGGTGATTCTTGAGCTGCTATGGCTTCAAATGTATCTCCCACACTCCAATTTGATGTTCCTGTTGGAGCATATTGAATCTGGAAATACACTTCTCGATATTCTTTTTTACCTTTATCGGTAAGTGTGAACATACCTGTTGGACATACGATGTCGACACTGAATTCATCAACATTTTCAGATGTGGTGCGGATGTGGTAACCATCTGAATATTTCAAAAGGATTGATAAACTCTCTTCATGAACAGTGTTTGTGATGTCAAGAGCATCATCATCATCAAAACCATTCCGAACCTCGTAGTACACATCTTTAAATTCAGTTAGATCTGTATCTCCAATTTTAAGATCTTCTATTAAAAGAGGTCCATATCCAATGCAGAAAAGGAGATGAAGGTATTGATCATTTCCGGTGAAGCTGGTATATGGCTCCATTGCAAATGGTGGGATTACTTTGTGTATGCCAAGGATCTTTGGAATTGGGCCATACTTATTTATGCGATTTGATGCCCCTGAAAGTGATGGACTTCGAGTGAGATCCAATCCTGTGCGTTCATCAAGTTTTTGCATAGGTGGAGGAACGAGAGCATTGAGCAACATGCTACTGATCATCGCCACCCCAACACCTGTTGCATAGATTTGAAATGGTGTTGCACCTGCACCAAACATCATATTAGCTAATGCTGGTCCAGCTACATACATCGACAAGGCTACGATTGCGATCATCATAATTGCACGCTGGACGGATTTAGCATCACCGCTACCCATCGGTACAGCACGGATGATTATTAAAGCTCCTACATGAGGTCGATATACATCCCAAAGCATTTCAGGAATTACCAAATCCTCAACCAAAACTCTTGCAGAAGCTCCTTGACTGATATCGATACCTTTTACATCTAAAATCTCTCGAATAGTTAGACCATGTGCTACAAATCCACAAGTGCGTTCCATTGTGAATGGATGTGGACACATAATGAATCTATTTTGCTCTGGTATCATCGGTAAAAGGTTCATGCTAAATCCTCATGTCGATAAATTCCAACTAAACGATTTTTCCACATTGGACTTTTAAATCTCTCAAGGCAGACATCAATTCCCTTCATGACATGAATCATCATTCCAGGAGATGTAATCATTCCGATATGCCAAGGATTTCCAATAAATGCAAAAACTATAGCATCACCAAAATCTGGAGCTTCAACTTCAATCCAAGGTTTTCTTGCATCGATCTCTTTTTGTATAATCTGAGAGATGTCATCATGCTCCTCAGCACTTAGATACATTCCTGTGAGTTTTGGAAGATCGATGTCGAAGATCTCTTGATAGATCAACCAAAGTAATCCCCAGCAATCCAAACCATTTCGACTTCTTCCATGATCTTTATACGGAATGCCTATGTATTGACTAAGGCTCATTAGAATAATCCTGGGAACGTTGATGGTAAAAACGAGCCTCCTGGATAAGGTTCGCTCATGAATGATTCGATGCTCAAATCTCCGGTTATTGTGAATACATCATACTGCACATTCCGCAATTCGAATCCAGAAAATTCAACTTCAACTGTATCTGGATCACTCGCAAGCACGATTTGAAGAGTAGCTGTCGGCGGATCTGAAATATTTCGAATGGATGTAATAATCGTCTGGCTTACGTTGTCGATGGTCAGTCTCGCCTGGCTAACACCTGTCTCCGGATTTGATGGTAAGGAGATTTCAAATGGATACGCAACAAATGTATTGCCATTGCTTACCGTATCTACGCCATCCGATGATACACGAATAGGCTCGGAAAGGTCTGCATGGTCAATCTCGATCAGGAGGATGAAAGCCTCATCCGTTTGTTGGCCGAAAACAGCAGACTTGAATGTGCTTGATACAGTCCTACTCATGGCAACAACTCCAAATCTACCTTCACAGAGTAGCCTTCATTCATTGGGGTATACATAGGTTGGTTCACAATTCGATACACACCTGTTACAAGTGTTCTTGGATGATACATGTTGAACTCAGTTGCTCCACTTGCTATCGTACTAACGTAGAATGTATCAAACGTAGCTACCAAAGCTTTCGTGAGGAAAAGTGTCAAGCTCATGGGTCTGACAGCTGCAGTTGATCTCCTCCTCAACTTTGCTGGGCCGGCATCCATCTGTGTCCGTAGTACATTTTGCGGAGGAGTTTCGGTGAATCCACCGTCGATTATATGTCCATAAAGTGTTGCAGGCCAATCAGCCATGATTATCTCCCTGCTGTAACTGGTTTAACTCCGAAGGTTCTGCGAATTGATTGATGTAATGTTCCACCGTTGGATATGTCCTGGCTAAGAGCTTCTCCGATGATTACTGTGATGTCACGACCACCATATGGATTTCGATCCTCTTTAACTTTAGTTTTCTCTCCTGTGTAGTTGTTTATCTGCACATTTACTTTATCATCACTTCCACCTCGTGGGATGACTCTCTCACCTGCTTGGAGGATTGCAGGGTACTCATCAGCTTTCAGACCATTGTGGAGGCGTGGAGCATATGAAGAGAACCAATCAGGGACGTTTATATGTCGACCATGTGTTGAACCTACAAGTCCTCCGGAATGCATATGCTGTGGTACCCCTGAAGCTCCATAATCGGTTGGTGCTGTCGATCCACTTTTAAGCATGTCCCAAAACCATCCACCCTTAAACTCACCAGTTCCAAGTTGCTCTCCAAACATCTTAACTTTCAACATATTCGCCATAACATCAGATAAGATACGTATGATATTATTAAGCACCCTGGTGACGAGATCCTCTAAATCTTCAAAGTCCTGGGTTAGTATGTCAAAGAAAAGATCAGAGAAAGCAGACTCCATCGCATCAGCTGTGCGTGTAGCCAATTCGTTCATGTAGTTGAAGTCTCGCTCGATTTGGATCAATCGCTCTGCGTAGTATGCATCAATTTCTTCTTTCAGAAGTCCAGTGATGCTTTTTGTCTTATGCATATTCTCAACTTCAAGCCTAAGCATTTCCATCTGCACTTCGTGAGCTGTATGCGTCAGCTCAAAAAGCGAATTTTGAAGCTCTTCTGACATCCTCAAATTGCGATTTAATATTACAAGCTCATTATTACTTTCTCTAATCCCTACCGCCATAGTCAACCATGCCTCGGCCAAAGCCGTAGCATTTGCTTCGCCCATATATGCAAATTTCTCTTGTATTTCTGCAAACTTTACAGTCTCTCTGGCAGTTGCTGTAATAT